TGAGGATGCTGTCGTAGGCCTTGGCATTGGCCTCGACAGACAAGTCCATGGCGCCCAGGCGGGCGACTTCGCTCTTGTACCACTCGCGCATGCTGCCGGTGGTTTGGGGCATGGTGATGCCGAGGTCGGCAAAGCTGCTGGAGAGGTTGCCGACCAGGGCGGCTTTTTTCTCGGCCTCGGTGCCAAAGAGTTCGAAGTAAGTGCCGATGTCTTCGCCCAGCTTATCCAGCCCGCCCGCTGCAGCAATGAGGGCCTTGGAGGCTTCTACCGATGCGGTTTTGAGGTAGTCGAACGGCAGGGACTTGACGGCATTGCTGAATGCGGTGAAGTTGGTGACATCGCCCAGCACGGCGGTGACCTGGGCCAAGGTTTTGCCTTGCGTGGTGACAGTGGCCAGGTAGGCGTTGAGCGCTGGGCCCATGTCGGTGGCTTTTAAGGCCTCGATAACGACTTGGCTGGAGCTGAGCTTGACGGCGTCGGACATCTCGCCATCGGTGGTGCCAGCGCCTAGGCTGCCACCATTGGCAGTCCAGCGGTTGTAGAGCCATTTGCCGTTGAGCTGCGCATCAAGCCCCAGGGCGTTTTGGCTGCCTTTGGAGCCGCCATTGCCATCCATGCCAATGAAGCTTTGGGCGGTGAGGTTGCCTGCTGACTTGTGCGCGGATTTGACAATGCCGGTGTAGTAAGCGCCGATGTCGCTCACAATGGTTTGGGCGGCGCCGTCGAGCTTGCCGCCGTACACGCCATCGACATAGGTTTTGCCGTTGGCGCTGCCCACGGTGCCTGCGGATGCGTATCCACCCTCAATGCTCGGCCTGGTGCCCGTGTTGCCGGTGAGTTTGTCCACCCAGGAGCCGATTTTGGTGCCGATGGCAGCGCCGATGGGGCCGCCAAAGTAGGTGCCGATGGCCGAGCCTGCAGCGGCGCCCCACTGCCCCTTGCTGGCGAGCATGATGGAGTTGACGTAGCCCAGGCCATCGGCAAAGGTGTTGATGGAGCCCGACACGCTGCCGAGGTTGAGGCCAAAGGATTCGAGTTGGGTGCCAAAGGTGGTGAAGCCTTTGTCTACCAAGGTGGTGCCAAAGTCAGACACGGAGCCAGCCAGGTTGCCGCCAAAGTCGCTGAACCAATTGCCGGGGCCGGTGACGGCGTTGTAAATGCTTTTGCCCGCGCTGATGGCGCCACCCAAGCCGCCACCCTCACCGCCCGCCGCTTGGGCCATGGCGCCGGAGCCGCTGACGGTGGCACCGATGCTGAAAATCCATTTTTTCAGCGTCATCTGGTACAGCCAGTCGAAGAACATCGTTTTGGCGGTGTTGCGCAGCTTGCTCCAGATGTCTTGCCCGCCTTGCAGCACGTTGGTCCAGACCTGGTGGGCGGCGTTGTCGATGCTGGTGAAAAAGCTCATCCAGTCGGCCTGCTCTTGCTTTTTGACGGCGCCTTCTACCCTGGCAGCGGCGAGCTTGCGCAGGGCATCGGCGGTGCGTTTGATGTTGTCGATGTCTTCCTCGCGGGCGTTGGCCTGCTCATAGATGGCGGCCTTGGCGTCGAGGGCGGCTGCGGCTTCGAGGTCTCGGGCGGTGACGAGCTGGGCGATTTGCACGGCCGTCATGCCGATGGTTTCGTTCTCTTGGATCTGGGTGCGCAGCTTGTCCTCGGTGGACGCCATGGTTTTGTAGATGGCGTCGGAATTGGCGTAAGCGGCGTCTGCCGACTCCTTCATGGCGGCGGCTTCTTTTTTCTTTTCGGCGGCGAGTTGCTCGGATGCGATGGCGCCATAGGCCGACTGCAAAACGATTTCGCGCATGGCGGCGCTGTGGTTGGCGTAGGCGGGGGATTTGAGGTACTCCACCAGCCGCTCTTGGGCCTTGCTGAGTTCGTCGGTTTTGCCTGCTGCTGCGGCGCCGATTTTGGTGAAGTCTTCCCAGGCCTTGGCGTACTCTTTGGCGTATTCGCGGTCGGCAGCGAAGGGGTCGCCCTCTTTGGACTTGGCGCCGCCTTTTTTGGCGTAGCTGTCTCGAATGGACTTGATGCGCTCTTCGATCTTGGCCTGGGACTCACCAGCGGCAACGCCGAGGTTTTTGGCGGCGTTGATGTCCTGCTCCATCTTGACCTTGTCGGACAGGTACTTGACGCCGGTTTTGTCCCATTCCACCAGGGCTTTGACCTGGGCTGCCTCGGCTGCGCGAAGGTCTGCGCCCTTGCGCAATTGGCGCTCTTGCTCTTGCAGGTAGCTGAGCTGGGTTTTGAGGGCTTCGTTGCCACGCTCCCATGCGCCACGGGTTAGCTCGTTGGTGGGGCCGCGAGTTTGGCGGTCGTCGAGCTGCTTGCGCAAATTCGCCGCTTGATCCTCAGGCCTTCCTATACCTGCGATTGCATCAACAACACCAAGAATCGAATCTTTAACCGCCTTCCATCCACGCTCTACATACCCAAGGTTTTGCACCATTTGTTTGCTGCGCGTGTCCAGCGTATCGGACAGGGCTTTTTGGGCCAGGTCTGCTGCTTCTGTGGTTTTCCCTTGATCTTCCAGCGCCTTGATTTGCTTATAGACACTGGCGGTCAGGTAGTTGTAAACCTCGTTGAGTTTGAGCGAGGCCTCCAATGGAGCCTTGGCCAACTCACCAAATTGCTTGACCGTCTCGCTGACGGCGGTGCCTGTCGCCTTCTCAAACTTGATGGCGGAACTGGTGAAGGACTCTAGGTTGTCGCGCCCTACCCCGCTGGCTTGGGCCATTTCTGCCAGGGCGGCGGCGGCGGCGCTTTGTGTGCCGGTGACTTTGCTGATGCTGGCGGCCATGGCGCCCAGCTGGCCGCTGGTGGTGCCTGCGATGTTGCCGCTGAGGATGAGGGCCTTGTTGTAGGCGTCGGACTCCTGGCTGCCTTTGTAGTAGGCATAGCCCACAGCGCCCACACCGGCTGCGAGCAGGGTGAAGGGGTTGATGAGGCCGACCACATACGAGCCGAGGGCTTTGGATGCGTTGCCGATGCCACCAAACATGTCTTTGAGCTGGCCGCCTTGCTGGAGCAGCACGGTCATGGGGGCTTGGCCCGCTTGCAGGCTGGTGACGATGTCGGTGAACTGCGCGGGCACGTTGCGCATGGCAGCGGCGGTGGCCTGGGCGGACATGCCCATGCTGTTGAGGCTTGCCGTGCCCTGGGCCATGGCGATTTTGGCGTCCATCTGCTTTTGGGTGACGGCGTCGAGCTGGGCCAGGTAGGGCTTGAGGACATCGAGATTGGCGCCGCGCTGGTTGGCCAGGCTCTCGTAAAAGGCGCTGCCGGATTTGCCAGCGGACTCGGCAGCGGCGGTGGCGCGCTGGATGCTGGCGACGATGCGGCTGGTGGCGCGGTCTACCTTGGCGGCGGGGCCTTCTGCTGCGGTGCCGATGGCGTCGATGCCGTGGGCGGCTTGCTGGCCTGCCTGGCCGACTTGCTGGGCCATGTTGCGGCCACCGGCAGAGATTTTGGCAAAGCCTTGCTCTGCCTCGGTGGTGTCTACGCTGACGCCAAGCTGGATTTTTCGGTCTTCGGTGCTCATGGGTGGCTAACTGCGTTTGCGTTTGCGGTTGAGGACTTCGAGGGCGGCGAATTCCATGGTTTGGATGTCGTCGAGGGCATCAAAAAAGGCTTGGCCGGTGAAGCCTTTGCGCTCCAGTAGCGGGTAGACGGTGGCGTAGTCGAGGCCAGTGGCGCCGCCATTGCCACCGCTGCGCCACTGGGTGCGAACGGCACAGAACACCTGGAAGATGGGCCAGTTTTCGGGCCAGACATCGAAGTCGTCTTCGTCCTCGTAGTCTTCTGGCTCGAAGCCTTGGGCCCGCATCTCTGCGAGCGTGGGCATGGGTTCGTGCAGTTCACGGGCGGCGGCTTTTAGTTTCCCAGGCGGCCTTCGGTGATGGCGACGCGGTAGCGCTCCATGATGGCGATGGCAGCGCCGGGGAATTCGTTGCACAGCTGCTCTACCGCTTGGCGGGAGAATTCGACATCCAGATCCCAGCCGTCGATCACGCTGCAGATGTAGTCGGCGTTGTTTTCAATGGTGCGCTCCATGGCCTGGGCCAGGGTGGCTTTGATGTCGGCGTCGTCGGTGCTGGCGGGCTTGAGGCCAGCGGCGTTCATCAGGCCATCAATGAACTCACCAAAGTCGGTGCGGGTGCGGTAGATGTAGCTGACTTTGACAGCGCCTTCGGTGCCGTCGAGCATGGGCACCTTGATGGTGACGGGGAAGTTCTTGGCTGCTGAGCCGAGTTTGATTTTGGCCATGTGGGTCTTTCGCGGGGGTGGTTAAAAATGCCCGTGCCCAGCCCATGCGCCCCGCGAAGAGCGACATGAGCCGGGTCGGTGCCTGGTGGTGATGGGTTGCCTTAGGAGGCGTAACGGGTGGAGCGCGAGCGGCCACTGACGGCGCACTTGACTTGCACGATCTGGCCTTCGGAGATGATTTCTTCCTCGTTGAGGGCGACGGTGGCCACCAGGTAGGAGACGGCACCGCTCTTGGCGTTGGTGCGGATGATGGTGTCGGCGCCGGAGTCGGTGAAGGTCTTGAGCGCGGTGTAGCCTGCGGTGCCGATGCTGTCGGCATCTAGGTTGATGGAGCGCTGCACGGGGCTGAAGCCGTCGTTGAGCGTGTACTCGTTCTCGTCTTCCTGGAACTTGTAGGAGACCGTCTTGGGCTCGCCACCGGAGCTGCTGGGCGCCATGACGGTGGTGATTTGCGTGAAGGCGGTGACCTTGCGCACATTGCCAATGCCGGTGCCTGGGCTGAACAGGGTGGTGTTGGCGGTGTCAGCGCCTTCGAGCACAAAAGTGTCGGTGGTGATGGACTTGATGCGGAAGGCGCGGTTGTGCAGACGGCCCCAGCCTGAGCCTACGATGACGACGTCGCCATTGCTGTAGCCGTGGGCAGCGCTGGTGACAACGGCCTCGGCGGCGTTGGTGACGATGGTGGTGGTTTTCGCCGCAGCGATGGTGGTGGCAATCCAGTTGGTACTGCCGGTGGGGACGCGAGCCATGGTGTGGGCCTTTCAGTGGTAGTAAAAAAAGCGCCCTCTCGGGCATGAAAAAAGCCGCACTGGTTGCCCGGTGCGGCTTGCTGGGTGGCCTTGCGGCCTGATTTACAAAAATGGTTTTTGGCTAGCCTGTGCGGCTGGCGGTGATGTCAAAGTCTTGTCTTGCGCCGTAGCGGTTGAGGTCGGGCTCATGCTCTGCCACGCTGGCGGACATGGGGCGGGCCTGGAGGGTTGCGGCGGTGATTAGGGTGGATTCGATTTGCAGGGCCATGGCTTTGGCGCTGGCGCGGGTATCGTGCCAGGTGGTGAGCTGGATGGCGGCGTTTTCGGTATCTGGGACGGTGTCGTCCACATAGTTGGTGGCCTTGCCGCCGATTTGCTGCCAGATGATGTAGGGTCGAGCTGTATCAAACGGGGCAACATCAGGGAACACGCGGCCAGCCACCAAGGGGGACAGCAGGGCGAAGAGCTTGGCTTCTAGGGTCATGCCATGGCCTCGTGCAATTTGGCCTGGGCAGCGGCCATGGCGCGGTCGATATGGTCCCACGCGGGGCGCAGGAAGGGCTTGGCGGCGATGTGGCGCGGCGGGATGGGGGCCTTTTTGTTGGTGTGCCACTTGCCGTCTTTGCCCAGGTAGACCTTGTAGCGCTGGATGTGGCCGAACTCGACGAGGTGGCCGTGCGGGGCTTTGCGGTGGTTCCAGCTGACGTGGTAGGTGGCAACGCCTGGGCGGCTGTGGTCTTTGCTGTAGGCCTGGTAGATGGCTGATTGCAGCTTGCCGGTGACGCGGCCCAAGGCGGCGGCGTTTTGGCGGGCATGCTCATACAGCACCTGGGCTGCAGCTTGCGCGGCGGGGCGTGCAGACGCCTGCACTTTGGTTTGCATGCCCTGGATGGCGGATTCGAGGCTGCGCAGATCGACGGACATGGAGAAGCTGCTCATTGGGCGACCTCACAAACCATGTCGGTGTAGTCGTGGTCTACCTCGTCGGGCATGACGGCTTTGACTGCGTAGACGGTGGCACCGTGGACGATGCGCATGGAGGCGTCCAGATCGGTGCGGTAACGCACGCGGATGCTGACGGGGATGGTGGAGGCGTCTGCACCAGCTCGGATGCTGCCAAGGCCGGTTTGCATGCGGATGCTGGCCCAGACATGGTCCACATCAGTCCAGGCGGCAATGGGCTGGCCGATGCTGTCTTGGGTGGTGCCGGGGCGCTGGATGGCGATGCGGCGGTTGAGGCTGGAGATGTCCATGGTGTCAGCAGCTCCAGACGCGGTGGCGGTCTAGCAAAAAGTCGATGAACGGGTTGGGCTGGATGGCTTCGCGCTGGCCCATGGTCCAGGCCTGGCGGGTTTCGTACAGCGCGCCGATGCGCAGCTTGATCCAGGCTTTGACCAGCTCGGGCACGTCGGCAGGAGTGGCCCAGCCCGCAGTGAAGGTGACTTGCACGCTCTCGGGCTGGCTGCGCACAGCGGGCCAGCTGCAGCCGTAGGCAGGCACGATGCTGGCGGCGATGTCGCTGGCCAGGCAGGGCTGGTACTGGCTGGGGTTGAGCGTGGTGAGCGTGCCGGTGGCATCGACATACTTGACGCTGGCCACATCGGTGACGGTGGGACGTGGCAGATCGATGACGCTGGGGAAAGCATCCAGCGTGAGCTGCCAGGTCTGGGGAAGAATGGCACGGCCCATGAGGTGCTCGGCATCTTGCGTGGCGGCGCTGACGATGGCGGTGATGAGGGCATCATTGCCAGCGTCAACAAGGTCTTCACGCAGGTGGACCTTGGCCTCGGCCAGCGTGAGGACGCTGGCTGTGGGTGGGGTTAGGAGCTTGAGGGCCATGGCTTGGGGTTGGGTAATTAAGCGGTTTCTGGCGCGTGGTTGGCGTCTTTGTTCTCAGGCGCGGCTTCAGACTGTTGTGCTGGAGCTGCTTCAGCGGATTTATCCGCCTTAGCCCACCCTTCTTCAACGGCTACCTTGATCAGGTCTTTGTCGTCTGTCTCAATGGATTCACCTTTTTCATACGACTTGACATCGACATTGCGATGAGCCCACGAAAATGGCTTGAGTACTTTCAGCTTTGGCATGTGATGCTCCAAAAAAAAGGCCCCAACTGGTGGGGCCTTTGGGTGATGAATTAACGTCAATCAGATCAAGACGCGGCGATCTTGAGCAGCTTGATGGCCTGGGTGTTGCGCAACTTGCCGCCTACGCGCTTGCGCACGTAGAACTTGACGAAACCTGGGGTGGTGATTTCGTCACGGGTGATGCGTGTGCCTACGCGATCAGCGATGAGGTAGCCTTCTTTGAAGTCACCAAATGCCAAGGGGAATGCGTTGGCAGCAACGGCTGGCGTGTCTTCTGCCTCGGTGATGCCGTAACCCAGGAACGTGCTGGGCTGGCCTGCCGTGAGGGCTGGCTGCCACAGGTACTGACCCGTGCTGTCTTTGTACTTGCGCAGGGCGGCAAGGACCAGCTTGTTGGTAACCCACTGGGCATTGTTGCGGTAGCGAGCACGCAGGCCGTACACCAGGTCGAAGAACACATCGATACTTGTTGGCAGGGCGGCGGCCTGGCCAGAGGCGATGTATTGCAGCGTGCCAAATGCGCGGCTTGCATCTGCCGTGGCCACAGGTGTTGGGCCTGCCAGGAAACCGGTGGGCTTTTTGGTGCCGTTGCCAGCTACGAAGGCGGCGCCCTCACCTTGGGCCATGGCTTCTGCAGCAGAGTCAATGAGCCAGGCTTCCACATCGAAGAACAGGTCATCGAGCGACTCTTCAGACGCTTGCGGCTTGGCGCTGGCCATGCCGAACGTGGGCGCGACTTCTGCCAGGTCTGGCGTGTTGGTCTGGCTGCGGGTGTCGGTTTCACCCACCCACTCAAAACCAGCGCCATTGACGTCGAACAGTTCTTTGTAGTCGGTGGTACCGACCAGGCGAACTGTGGAGATCTGGCGGATTGGCGACATGTCCACAGACAAGCGGGCGATTTGACGCTCGATTTGCTCGGGCAAGGCGAAGCCGCCAGCGCTGCCGGTAGAGGTAACGGTTTGAGTGGAGCGGACTTCCCGGCCAGTGGCGGCGGCGTCTGCCTTGGCCTTGGCTTCGAGAGCTTTTTGCGCAGCTGCAGCGCGCTGCTGGCGTTCGCCATCAGCTGGAGCACGGACCCAGTCCAGGAACGCATTTCTGTATTCAACGGATTCAGCGCTTTCGCGCTGCTCACCGCCGCCACCCAAAGCGCCTGGACGGGAAAGCTTGGTTTCCATCTTTTCGAGCTTTGTTTTTACTTCGCTCAGGGAGTTGATGTACTCGTCCATGCGGGCGAGCTTGGCGTCCAGCTCAGCAGTGCCCTTGCCGGATTTGACGGCTTCGATACGCTCGTCGTTGGTCTTTTTGTACTGGTCGAATGCGGTGGCGATTTTGTCCAGCGCGTCGGCTACAGATTTGATGGTGGGTTCGTCGCGCTGCTCCCAGATGTTGGTAGCAGAGGCTTTGGCTGTAAATGCAGCCATATGCAGCGCCATGGCTGCGAAAAGTGCAGTTTTCTTCATGATGGTGGTCTTTCAGGTGGATGTGAGGGAATGCAGCAGCCGATTGGCTGCCTTGATGGCCACGGCGGCAGAACCTGCAGAGTCACTCCGCGTTTCTCCCATCCGCATGACGCGAGACACCAGGGCCGTCGCGTCAGACTTGCTGAATCCGGCATCACGCAGGAGTCTTTCAGCATCTTTTGGGGTCGCCAGTTCGTCTGACGACTTGACATTGGTAACCCTGGCTTTTTCGTTGGCAGGGAATGTGACGAGGGAGACCTCCCACAGGTCGATTTCTGTGAGCGTGCGGACTTCTGTGTCTCGGTCGTAGGCCCACTGCTTGGACATGAAGCCGATTGACAGGCCGTTGAGTGCCCCGAGCTTTAGCAGCGCATGAGCCTCTTTTCCTTTGACGGTCTCCAGGGCAAGTTGACCTTTGATGCGCAGGCCTTTGGCGTCTTCGACCATTTCGGTCCAGATGCCAATGGGGTGGTCTGAGCTGTGCTGCCACAGCATGGCGGGCATGGTGCCCTTGGATTTGTGCTCTGCCAGACTGGCAGAAAACGCGCCTTTGGCAATGACGTCGTCATAGTTGTCGCGCACGCCAAAAACGCTGCCGTAGCCTTCAATGGCGCCGTCTTCAGCGGCCTTGATTTGCAGGGCGTAGGAGCGGAATTCGCGGCCTGTGGATGGGCCGTCTTTGCGCTCAAGGCGTTGGGTCTTGATTGGCATCGGTGCTTCCTTGGGTGGTTTTGCCCATGTTCATGGGGGTAAGTGGTTCGTCTAGGCCTGGAAGTGGGTCTTTGCCCTCTTCGTCGCGGATTTCGTTGCGGGTGTAAATGCCCATTTCGGCCATGGTTCTGGCCCACTGGGCGCGGTCTCGCATGGAGCCCGCCATGAGGTAGCGCACATCAAATTCACCGAACAGTGGGCCGGAGCCATCGAGCAGCATTTCGTCTATGCGCTGGGTCCAGGCGCGATGCCACGGCGCCAAGGTATGCTTGACGTGGGCGGCAAAGAATGCCTCGGAACTGGCAAATGTGCTGGTTTTGTCTGAGTGCCCCACCATGATGGGGAACACGCCGTAAGCCCTGCAGATTTCTTCGATTTGCAGGCGGCGGGTCTCGACATGCTGGGCATCAACGCCGCTAACAGACAAGCCTGTCCATTTGGCGTTGCGATCAAGCACAAGGGGGTCTCCTGCCTTGCTTGCGCCGCCCTTCTTTTTGAGCCACATCGTCATGCGCTCGTGCTGCTCTGGCGATAAAGTGCCGTCCACGGAATACACGCCGCTTGGGCGCAGGCCGTTTTCGTGCATGGCTGCCTGGCTTTTTTCGGTGGCCATGGCAAGCCCAATGGCTGATCTGGCGAGCATGACGGCATTCATGCTGGCGGACCAGTCCCATTGCACACCGTTGAGCAGGAAAACATCGTCTGCGGTGAAGTCGCCAATGTGGCCGAATTCATCCCAGCAGCGGTACACAACGTCATAGCGTGCGGTTTTGGTCACGGTCCAGTTGCCAGGCTTCACCGGGATCAGCTCGCGCACGCGGCGGTTGTCGCCTCTGACTTTGATGGACAAACCTGCACCCGTGAGGGCTGCATGGATGGTCATTTGACGGCGCCACTCAAACGATGTTTGCCATTCGTTAGGTCGACGGCTGAGCAGGCGGTATTCTGGGATGTTGGTGGCTTTTTGCCGGGTGCCGTCGTCAAGTTCGCGGTAGATGTGCAGGTTGGGCGTCGCACATCCGTCTGCAATGACTTTGACGCAAGCCAACACGGTTGACACCTGGAGCGCGGTCCTGTCGTTGACGTGAGAGCCTGCAATGGCTCCACCGCCTATGCCGTCAATCAGGTTTGCAATCTGATCGTAGGTGAGTTGCGCAGCTTTTCTGCCAAAGAGACGGTCAAGGAATTTCACTCGGCTGTTTCCCAAAATGAGGTTTCGATAGGCTGGACAGCCAGGGCACGGCCAAGGGCCATGAGCATGGCCATGGGGCCGTCGATCTTGTTTTCTGGGCGCTCTTTGGTGGGGGAACGCAGCTCGTTGAATTTGCTGATCTTGACCACCAGGTTGGAGACCATCCAGGTCATGACGGGGTTGCCGTCGAACTTTAGGATCTGCTCGTGAACCATGTTTTCGACCTGGATCAGCGGTGGCGTGAAGAACATGGCGCGCTGGGTGATTTCGACGAGTGGCAGGCCTTCTTCAATGAGCTTGCCCGCGAAGTACATGCTGAGGGCGGGGTCGAAGGCGATTTCTTGCACGTCGAACTGGCGGCAGTATTTGCGTAAGTCCTCTGCGACGATATCGAAGTCGGTGATGTCGCCGTCAGTGACCTCGACATGCCCGGCGCGGGCCCAGCCGCTGAGGTGGGCGTTGCCGCTTTCCTGCACGGCCAGTTCGTTAAGGTAGAGCCTGCTGAAGACGTGCCAGCCGCGCTTGGGCGTGTAGGCGCCATCAGCGCCTTTAACAAGGACTTCGCGCTCAAAGACGATGCACAGGGCGGCAAAGTCTTTCTTCTGGGCAAGGTCCAGGCCGATCCAGCACTTTTGACCGGCAAAGTCGCTCATGCTGAGGCTCGTGTCTGCGCATTTGGCCCATGCGACCATGTCCATCCAGGCGCTTTCGCCATTGACCCAGACGTTGAGGCGCTTGGTGAAGAAGTTGTTGCGTGAGGATTCTGAGTTCTCAGCGTTGCGGCTGGCGGCTTCCATGTCCTCGCGCAAGACAGAAACCAGCCAATTGGGGTTGGCTTTGGCCCAGCTGGACTCGACAAAGGGGTTGTCGCCATCGTCGATGCTGTAGATGATGCCAAAGGTGGAGTGGTCTTCAATGACGCGCTCTAGCACCTTGGTTAGGTAGGTGCGGCGCTCGTAGCAGATGCCGCTGAGGTCGGTACCGGCGGTGGTGATGTTCCACAGCAGGGATTGCTCACGGGCGCCACGGGCGGTGTCGATCACGTCATACACAGCGCGGGTCTTGTGCGCGTGCAGCTCGTCCAGCACGGTGAAGTGGACGTTGAGGCCGTCGAGCGTACTGCCTTCGGCAGCGAGGGGCTTGAAGCTGCTGGCGGTGTGGGCGACGGTGATGCTGTGCTGCAGGATGGCAACGCCGAGGTAGGTGCGCATGTCGGGCGTGCGCTCAGCCATTTGCTTGGCGTCGTCAAAGACGATGCGGGCTTGGTCTTTGGTGGTGGCGGCGCTGTAGACCTCGGCGCCCTGCTCGCCATCAGCTGTGAGCATGAACAAGGCGACACCGCTGGACAGGGTGGACTTGGCGTTCTTCCGCGGGATCTCCAGGTACACATCGCGGAAACGGCGCAGGCCGGTGTCGCGGTGGACCCATCCGAAGATGGTGGTGAGGATGAAGGACTGCCAGGGGCCGAGCTGGATCAAGGCGCGCTCGCGTGCCCACTTGCCTTTGATGTGGGGCAGCAGCTCGATGAATTCGCACGGGCGAACGGCGCGGCCTTCGTCAAAGACCCAAGGCCAGTCGGCTGAGGGCTGGCGTTCCAGGTCATCGATCTGGCGCTGTACGGCCAGCAGGGTCCACTTGCAGCAAGGAATGACGCCCGAGACCACCCCGCGCATGTAGTCATGCGCCTGGGTGATGTGGTTGGTCATGTTATCTGCCTGCTACCAGGGTGAACTTGGCAAAGCCTGTTGGCGTGTTGGCGGCATTGGGCTCGGGTTCGATGCCTGGCAAAGTGGGCTGCACGTAGTTGGATGGCTGCACCCGGCCACGGGCAGCGGGAGACAAGCCGAAGTGCATCAGGTAGCGGTTGACTTGCTCGCGCTGCGACTTGAGCAGCTGGGCGAGCACGCTTTGCTGCGCGTAGCCACTGGGGGTGATCGAATGGCTCACCTCATAGACCGCGTCGGCATAGGCCATGCCTTCGGAGACTTTGAGGTCAACCTTCGAGTTGAAGGAGGTTTCCAGATCGGTCAAGCGGCCCACTGCCTGGCAGTACAGCGCCAGGGCTGCGCGGTCCAGCCCGCTGATCAGGCCAAGCTCTTCCAGCAAGGGGGTGATGCGCTTCCACTCCTTGCGGGCCTCAGGGCCCAAGTGCTTGGGGATGGATGGGATTTCGACACGCGGATTTATCCCCTCAGCCAGATTCAGAGAGCGCTTTCCGGGGTTACCTTCGAGTGCTTTCAGGGCTTGGGGCTTCGGCAGAGGCCCACGGGAACCGGTCATCGATTTATTTCCTATCCAATCAATCAATGACTCAATAGAAGATCTGCGGACAGCCCGCGCAAAACCGCCTGCCCAGTCCTTGTCGTCGTAGTTCGTGTAGCCGGTGAAGAAGTTCTGGCTGAAGGCGAGGT